CCCGTATGTGACAAATGTTGTTTATCATGTGCAAAAAGTCATTGCTAGTAGGCTTCAGAAATTTCCAAAATCTTTTCCCTCCTTTAAACCTGGTTTTAATTTTGAATGTGTTCATCACGCTTTAAATTTTTATTATAGCTATTGTGTGCGGTCTAAGAAGAAGGTTAAGTGGTATTTTGAGCCTAATGATGTTAATCTGATCCCTTTTGGTAATAAGAAAAATGGTTTTGATGCTTGGCCTGATTTACCAAAGATTGATACGGGGTATAATACTTTTGAGTTTACAAAACACCCCACCAAAAATCAAGCGATGATGTCCATTATAAGAGAATTTAGGAATTTTATGGTTTCTGCTGCTGAAATGATCAAAGATGGGGTCGTCCCAATAGAGAAAAGTTTTAAACACTTTATTACGTCATTGTCTTTCAAGGATGAAAATAGATCTTGTATTGATGACGGAACTTTGGATCCTGCTGCAGTGGCAGATTATGCGGGGAAAGGTAGGATTTTTGCTTTGTTTAAAGATTCCTTTTGGGGTCGTCCTTTAGGTATGAGGAAAATTGAGAGAACATATTATGAGGATGCAAATGTGATATATCCTGGCTCTAGAAATTTTTCCGCTCATAATGAGATTGGTACGTCATGGATTAAAGGTGGTGCAAAAATGAAATATGATGCTTTATGGGGAGAATTAGGTGATGAGTATGAAGTAGAATATAGGCACCTTGATCCCACATATAGATCGTATAAATTTAAAAAGGAAGGATCTCAAAAATTCTTTGAGGGTGACATTAAAGGATTGGATACTTCTATAGGTGCAATGCAGTTAATTTATTATCAGCTCTTTGCTATGCATTGGGTGCAGCGGGATGATAAGGATCCATTTTTCTTATTGTTTCAATGCATTTTGGAGGGTCTTGCCGAGATGTTGGCGGGGAAAACTGTTAGGTGGTTAGAAGATTTTATGCTAATTTTGGGCTTTATGCCGTCTGGCAGTTTGGAAACATCTCATGGGAATTCGTGGATTATGATTAATTTTTATTGGTTGGCTTATATATTTTATACTATGGCCTCTGTTGATATAGATACTCGTAGATTAATATGGATGTTGATGATAGCAAGGAAGATTGTGGCTTTGTTTTTTGGTGATGATTTTATTGCATCATGTCCTAGAAATCTTGACATTATTAGCATTGAGGGGTTTGCAGATTTTATTTGGAAATTTTACGGAGTGGATATGAAACGCAAAGCAACTTATAGTAGTTTGATTTCCTATTTTGTGGTTGCAAACTCTACTGTTATTAGAACGCTCTATCAGGGTCCGGCTTATCTTAAAAGGCAGTT